GGGGGGGGGGGAGACAACAAAAAATAATTTATAGAAAATTTAGAAAAAATAAGAATATATTTCTATATTTTCAAATCAGCGATGAAAAATGCATGAAACGTGCAAATTCTGGGTCCAGGCTTTAAGTTCGTTTTATTAATTACTTATTTTATGAATTTAAAGAATATGCGGAAGAGTCAAAAAATAAAAGACGTAAACTCTGTTTTCTCAAACCTTGGATTTATATTTATCATTAATCATTTTTATAAGATCTTGTCGTTTTTCATTGGTAACCCGTATCCAATCCGCATATTGGACGTATTGATTGTCAAATTCTTCTTTTTGGCTTTTTTCCCGAATCTTGGCTTTCATATCACACAATGTATGATTTGCTTCGGATAATTCATGAAATAAGATGTCTTCTTTACATAGATCTGGATAATTCGTCTTGATTACATTCAATTCACTGGATATAATTTTATAGTCTTCGTCATTTTGACATCGTTTCAGTTTGATTCTTAAACGAGTCATTATATCTACCATTTCTCCGAAACTGCGCTCGTGTTTATCATTCATTATAAATGAATCATATAAAATTCTTTATATCATTCATTTTTATCTACTATTTTATGTTCTATTTATATCGCAATGTTTACGATATTTTTATCACTTTTTCGTCTGTTAGGGCGTTTACCTTTTCCGCTACCAACCGAAAGGGTTTCCAAGTCTTCCACAGAAATGGTACTGTCTTTGTCCACTTGAATGTTTGTGGTTTTTTCATTGCTCCCTAAATTAGACAATAAACTATCTATATTATTTGGACCCTTCATTTCACGGCGCATGGGTGGAGCAGATGGCGGGATGTCTGGGCGCATGGAGTTATTATATTGTTGAGGCTGGGAAGATCGATTCGTATTGTCGGGTCCGTGACTCATTCCCGCGTCATTCATGAAATTACTTAATCCAGGACTGGTTTGTTCCATGGAACTCATGGCGGCTTTGGTAAAATGATTCATCAAATCCGGATTTTGTCGCATAATGTCATCCATACCAGGCAAGGCAGATTTGAACATGGTATTCGTCATATGAATCATAATACCAGATGATGCCAATTGGAACAACAGTTTGATTTCCGGCGCCATCTTGGCCTTGGATTTATATTTTTGATGAAGCTCCGCAAAAATCTCATCAAAGTCATCAATGTTTTCATTGATTTGTTCCGACCAACCATCTAATTTAATATCAAATGGATCAAATTTGTTATTTAAAAACTCCAATCCAGTAATCATGGTAGTTAAGATTTTTCCTTGAAATTTCATGGAATTTTGTTTTTCTTTTTCATTCATGAGAAACTCATATTCTCCTTGCATTTCACTCAAATCCGAATCCATGGTATATTTTTTACTCAATGTTGCTCCTTTTGATTCCAAAGTCTCCAATTTTCGTAAGATTTCAAATTTATCCTTCAATAATTGTTCCTTACTTTTTTTACTTGCTTGAACCCCAATATCATCTAAATTTACGGAATTAATATCTTTAAATCCATCCCACGTTTCGGTTTTATTCTCCATTTCACTCGTCGCCTTGGCAATCTCAATTTTTGGTTTGTTTTGAAAACTATCTTTTTCTTGATATTTTACTTCTTTATTTGTAGTGTCTTCTACCACATTGCCGATCGTATCCAATTCTATTTCCAAATCCTTCAAACTATTTGAACTAGATGGTTTAGAAGAAGCATTTTTTACTTTTTCATTCATGAGTAATTCAATGCCGCTTCCAAAATTTGCTTCTTTTAAATCACCTCCACTATCTAATGATATTTCTTTGCTTGTTGTACCAAGACTGTTTCCATCTAAGTTAATTTCTTGAATATCTAAATGGACTTCGCTCATTTATTAATTTCATTTATATTTTATCTTTAAACTTTAACTCATTTCATAATAAATTCTTGAACGCCTTCGTAAAAAGACGAAGTTAAATTCCCCTGTTTTTGAATATAATCCAGTGCTTGTAATAAACAATCTGCTAAATCATCTTGTTTTTTATATGACGAATAGAATTCTATCATATTGTAATAGGTTTCGCATAAGGTTTTTGTAATTTGTTTGCTTAGTTTTTTTCGTTGAGCATAAGTCGTTTTTACTTTATTTCCCAAAAAGGGTTTTAATTTATGAACGGCATTGTAATTGATAATAGACGAAATATCATAATTGCGCATGACAAAATACATGTTAATCATTCCTTGAATGGTTTTCATCTTAATGGCATTTTGGCCGATTTGATTTTCAATCAAAACCAAAGATACATCAAATTCCGGTAAAATTTCATCAAATTGATTACACAATGATTTACCAATACAAGTATTTTGAGCGGTGTTTGCTTTTTCATGTGGTTCAATGAGTTCGAGTACATCCCATTTTAGAATTTCATGATTATCAATATCATGTACCTGAATAATGACATAGGCTAAATTTCGTATACCCACATCTATAGATAATAAAATCATATATACATTAGTTCATCTTATTTTAATATACTTTCTGAAATGTATATTAAAATAATTAAATTAAACATTCACTTTTTTATATTGTTTGACCCGTAGGTCCGCTAATTGGACTCGCGACAAATAGAGTTGCTTTGTTTCATTGGTTTCAAACCCTTTGGGTTGTGCTTTACTTTGAACGTTGTCAAACAAATAAGGACCTGCATTTTTATAAGGAGTTTGATGAAATTGTTTTACTATATTTTGTTGTAAAGCATTTTGTTTATTATACTTCATGATGCCGGTCGCATTGTTTACAAGATAGCGACGATAGTCTTCATTGGATGATACATTTGCACCTGCTTTGAATTGCGATTCAAACATGGCATTTGGAGTATAACTAGATATAAACCGAGCATCGCTCATTACAATAGGTTGTTGATTCATATAGTAAATCCATAGATTTTATATTTTTATTATAGATTAATTATTATATTTATGAAATATCTGTGATTTCGGAATTGATTTCAATGACAGGAACGACTTCTTCGATCTTAATATCTTGTACGATGTCTTCTATAACATCGCGTACTTCGGTACTTTCTTCGCTATCTTGATTTTCTTCTTCTTGTTCGCTTTCTTCTTCTTCTTGTTCAGAAGATTCTTCCGTGTCATCCACTTTTACAACTTGTTCGATGACTTCTTCCTTTTGAGTCGTCATTTCCGTATACATATCAATAAGTTCTTGTTTTTTTGCACTTTTTTTGATATCAGAAACACCGTTTTCTTCTAAAAGAGACCGAATCTCGCGAACAGTTAATTTTTCAATATTTTCCACGGGAACAACTTCTTCATATTCAATGGTCTTTGTTTCACCTTCTTCGCTTTCATCATCGCTATCTTCACTGTCATCGCTGTCACTATCATTTTCTTCTTGTTCTTGTTCTGGTTCTGGTCCATCTGGATTCAATTGAGTTAAATCCAAACCATTCAACAAGTGAAACGTTTCCGCGTGTTTATCCGGTAATCCCGACGAAATACCACCCTGAGGAGGACCTTGTTGTAGAAGTTGAAATAAGATCTTGGCTTGTTCGGATTGTGACAATTCCAAATTGTCAATCTTTCTTTTAAAATAAAAACAAATCATAGCAACAAGTAGTAAGTTTACAAGAACTCCAATAAAAAAACTGGATATGTCTAACAAACTCGAGAATCCACTCATATTAATTTATAGAGGGATGTTATATTTAAATAACTTTTTGAACGAAATACTTGTTGTTAAAGATATCATATTTATAGACTCACTCTTTATATTTTTTATAGGGAGTAACAATGGATCCGTTATCACATGATACCTCTACGTTTTGGGTTCCACAGCTATACGTTTGATTTGATGTATCAAACGTACCCCCACAATCCTTTAATTCTAAACAATCATTTTGATTCGGATCACAAATATAGGCAGGACAAACCATTGTGCCATTACTTCCATTGCTACAATCGTTCAAATAATCTTCGGCTTGTTTGCAATTACCCCCCCATATGTCGCTTTTTATATCTCCAACAGTCCAAACCGCTTCATCACATTTATTCAAATCACAACTTCGAGTCCACAATTCACCTTTTTCATCATTATTTCCAGTACTTGATGTTGTATCTGTGGTAGTACTATGCGTCCCCGAAACATCTGTATCTGAACTATCCGTCCCCGAAACATCTGTCCCCGAAACATCCGTCCCCGAAACATCCGTCCCCGAAACATCTGACGAAGAGTTATCACTGAATAATATCATTATTAAAACAATAACCAACACTAAGATACATATAATATACAATACTGAATTCAATATGGAATCCATATAGTATAGAATTAGAATAAAAATATTTGATATTGTATTAAATGTTCTAATGTAAAATGATATTTATTATGAATATTCTTGTTCTTGTTGAATTATTTCGTTAATTTGAACGATAATATTAAAATCATCTAATTCTTCATTATAACGACCATTTCCTTCTTCAATCCATTGACGTATCAAAGCTCCCAAGTTAAATCCAAACGACATCAATAAACGAACTATTTTTCGATAGATCATCAGTTTATCTTCGGAATGAACTTCGTTTAATTCGATTCCCAAAATATCCGAAATGCTTTTTAAAAAGGTATACATTTCAAGATTGCTTTTATCTCCCAGAAATATTTGTTGTATGATTTTTCCAGTGATTTGTTTTGTTAAGTTTGGCATCTTTGGTACTTCCGAACATATTGTGGTTCGGCATAACGGGCAATTATTATTTGATTGAATGACATTTTCACAAAAACAAGAAGTGTGAAATACATGTCCGCAACGCAATATTGTCTTATTTATATCTTCTGTAATACTATCCATACAAATTACACAAGATACATCATTTGTTTTCATATTTGTTGTGTTTAAAGAATGCTTTTTAACTTCATCTATTTTTCGCAAGTCCCCGTTAACTCTATTTTCTACGTTTGGTACGCAGTCACAGAAATCACACATTTGTCTTTTGTATTCCATTTATAATTAGTTCAAATAAATTCAATTTTTAGGTTCCATCAATTCATCAGGGTAGTCCAACTTCTGTAACACCTGATATCCACCATGAACATGACTAATTCCATCTATGAGTGTATATGTATATTGAATATCCTCATTCTTTGTAAGTACCTTCATTTGTTGATTTTTCACATTGCACTTTTCATCTTTATCATATTTTTCACAAAGATCCAAATAATGCGTGGTTAATACATAATCCACATGATCCTTATGAAGATTTAATCCATTTAAGTATATGTTTGCACAAAGTACGGCGTCTTCTGGATTCGTACCACTATAAATTTCGTCAAAAATACACAAATGTCTTTCCTTTTTCTTTTTCTTTATAAATTCAAAAATGTTTTTACATCTTCGTGCTTCTGCTTGAAACAAACTATCTCGATTGGACGTATCTGGAATATTCAAATAAGAATGAAAATGATCGTATACTTTTGTTTTACATTTTTGATAACAACCGACCCCAATACTTTGTGATAAAAATAAATTAATAATCGTAGATTTGATGAATGTGGTTTTCCCAGACGCATTTGGACCACTAATCATTATATTTTTATCGAAGATGACGTCATTTGGAATTTTACTAGGTTCACGCAAATGAGCTAAATAATACATTTGTTTCATTTGTGTATTTTTACTTTTGCGACTTGATTTCAAAAACTTACACTTATGAAGACGTCTTGTTCGAACGAGTGTCGATAACTGGTTCATATCTTTATTGTATTGATTCAAATAGATCAAATACATAATGGTATCATGATAATCGTTGTTATAAAACAATTCAAAATGATATTTCATGAGCAACCCAATTTTCGCACATTTTTCATATTTATGTTGTTCTTTTTTTAAAGTCGCAATTGCGACGCTCATATCTTGTATTTTATCCTGATACACGAGCATGGTTCGATTGAAATCTTTATAGTGTTTTAAAGATTTTGTTTTTTCATGGACACTTTTGATCAATAATCCCCCATCTTGTAAAAAGGTACTATATTTATCATTTAATTCTATCATAAAGGTTGTATTTTTAAAAAACTCCACGCAACTCACGACATTGTTATAGATACTCATTCCATAAAAGAATAAATACACAAGTGCATACATTTTTTGCTGTAATGTACCTTTACGAAAATGAATCAGATTTTTAACAACCGCATTATTGAGAATAAGGGTTTTCACCATTTGAATATATTGTTGAAACGACATTTTTATCCCTTTAAAATAAAAGACAAAATAGGGAATAATGAGTCCTAATAATGGAGCAAATAAAGACAACAATGGACTACAAATATTATATAGTGCTAAAAATTGTAAAAAACCCACCACCGTATTTAAGTAAAACATCCGTTTAAATTGAATGTATTGATATTTGGATAAGAAATTTTGTTCGTTTTTAAAGGCAATATATTTACCAGCAAAAGATTCAATGTGATTTGGTTGGACGGATTGATACGATTTCAGTAATTTTTGAGAATCCTTCAAGAAAGACGTATTTGTAGTATACAGACTACTCCATTTATTCACCAATAATGATTCTTGTTCGTTTGAAACATCAGGTGTTTTATTGGTTAACAGAAGAGAAAATAAGTTATTTTCTTCACTGAATTCTATGTCTTTTTTAGTAGTATCGTTTAATGTATTGTACTTTGTATATTCAATGGGTAGTTTGAAATCGTAATTTTTTAGATATACGGAATTCGTCGTTTCATCGTCTACAAATTCTTGTTTATATAATTCTTCATATTTATCCAAAAGAACGTCCATTACTTTATGCTATAAATGTTTTTTTATACTTTAACGTAAAAGATTAACTAACTATGAAATATATTTAAATATATATAGATAAGTGTATTAACAAAACATGGTTTCTGTGACCTCAGTAAGTGAAGCAGAATCAACGCCAAGTCTTGAATATAGTTATGAATGGTTTAGTCAGCTTTCCACGCAACTAGATCGAAAAACTGAAAGATTGCCAACAGAAGCATTTACGTTAATTCGAAGTATAAAAAAGAAACTTCATATTAAAGAATTTAACCAATCTATTCGAAACGATAGTATATATAGGAAAACAAAGTCATTATACAGAAAAGAAAATGATGTGATTCATGATATTTATAAAATATTGAATAAAATTACGGAAAAAACATATGAAAAATTGAGTGAAGAATTGATCGTCATTATTGACAACTTGATGGAGAACCATTCTACACAAAAAGAAGACATTTGTAAGAAGTTTTTTGAAATCATAAGCAACAATAGCATTTGTTCTAAAATGTACGCAAAATTATATTGTAAAATGATTGAAAAACACGAAGTGTTTAAAGATATATTTCAAGAACACGTCACACAGTACTTGGATAAGTTTAAAAATATTACATATGTGTCTGCAAATACAGATTATGACCAATATTGCGTGTATGTGAAACAAATCGATGCCATGAAAAATTTCACATTGTTTTTGAATCAATGTGTCTATTATTCCATATGTGGTTTAGATGAAATCATTGATATTATTCTCTATTTTCAATCTCAATTGATAGAACATATGAAAGACGAAGAACATATTTATGAAAACGAACAAATGACAGACTCGTTGTATTTATTTATAAAAGATATAACAGAGCTTCTTTTATTTCACGAAAAATGGGAAGAGATTGAAAAAAACCACCAAACATTATGTGCGTTCCAAGGACCAGGTAAAAACAATAAAATTAAATTTAAGTTGATGGATATTTCAGATTGTGTATCTAATAAAAACAAATGATACTATTAAATTATTGTAATGAATAAATGATTTAATATAATGTTTTTATATATCATATATGAGTACACGAATCAAGTCCGTGTTAGATTCCAGTTTAGATTATGATTTTTTATTTGCAAAAGATACTAAATTAGATTCAAGGGATAATGATATTGAAAGCGATGTATATGAAATTCGTATATTTGGTAATACTCATCATATTGTAATAGGAAACAACTACGTTCATGCTGACAAAGAAAATATAACTTATTTTATTGTATATTTACTATATGATTCAAAAGTAGTATGTAAAATAGGAGTCTATGAAATAGATACCGCCAAATTAGAAAAAAATACAAACCGGACATTTGACTTTACGAAACTGGATCTTTTATTGGATCAATCTTTTTATAAAAATCCAGATAAATTGAATCCATTTATTATGAAAGAACAAGAAGGTGTAGAAGAAGAAAAAGAAGATGTTGTAGAAGAAGAAAAAGAAGATGTTGTAGCAGAAGAAAAAGGTGTAGCAGAAGAAAAAGAAGATGTTGTAGAAGAAGAAAAAGGTGTAGCAGAAGAAAAAGAGAATGATTCACCAACCTTTAACGAATGGTTAAAAACAGAAGGACATAGTCCTTTGAAGGCAATGCCGTCAAAACAAAATTCGAGTCTTGAACAATGGACGAAAGAACAAGAATGGTCGCCTAATAAAGGATATAATGGTTTGAAAGGAAACACAAAAGAAAGTGGAGCAGAAAATCCATTTTTATCTTGGCTTGAAGAGAATCATCGTACAAAGAAAATAGGAAAATCTAAAAGAGCAATGTATAATATATTTATCAATTTTCTAAAGATAGATTCAAGTTTAGATAAGGAATATGAAAATTATTTCGACGTAAAAAAGTCAGAAACGAATAAATTAACGATTGAATATAATCCTGGTTTGCTTTTCGAAAACAAAAACAGAGATATTACACGCTCTATGTTGATTTTATTTGAATATTTATTGGATATAAAATTTGTTGAAGTAGATTCAAACCAAGATGTAAAAAGAGTAACCTTTTTGAATGATTTAGAAGAGACAAAATTAAACACATTCATACGGTCAAAGTCAAAATCAAGTTTAATTCTAAATCCAGTGTTCAAAAAATACAATCCAACCAAAATCGTTTTAGTGAAAGAAGATAAACCAAATAGTTATTCCATGGTAGAAGAGTTTGAAATCACTTCAAGCGACGAAACCAAAAAAACACTACTAGATAATATAAAAACACATCTACGTGAGAAACCAAATGAATATAAAAACATTAAACCATTTGTTGAAACTATAAAAATATGAAACTATTGAAAAATGAGCCTGTTATATAATGATTATGATACTAATATATCATAATCAATATAAAAATATAGACATAATACAAATAATTCATGTCAAAAAATAAAACAAAAAAAAGAAAAGATCGTATTGTATCACCTAAAAAGGATATTGAAATTATTCAGTTTTTGAAAAAGCACGTAAAGCAAATAGACGATAGTTATGATAACAAAAAGTTATCCAATTACATATATGAAAAAGTGGTTCAGTCTAAAAAAGAGAGTTCGCACGTATTTCACGAACAAGAACTATTTGATATGAAACCCATAGATTGTCCCCGTGGTGATTTTTTCACTCCAAACATTGAAAAATATATTAATGATACATTGCATTATCAATACGATATACGATTTACATATAAACATATTGATTTTTTCGTTCACGTTGTTTTTGACGGAACCATAAAGATACAGAAATACATTGATTATATCAAATGGATTGTTTGTCTTTGTCTTCGTGATAGTAAAAACACAACTAAACAAAATATTCAAATCACTTTGTATTTAACCGATTTAGAAAAAGCAATACCTAGTCATTTTCAAAACAACGTACAAGTCGAACACATAAACAGTGGGTTTTCATACTGGAATCACGAACTACAAGAGAAAAAAATATATATATATCGAAAAGAAGAATGGATTAAAGTACTGATTCATGAGTGTTTTCATATGTTTAATATGGATATCCCAGAACATATACATGGAAATACAAAACAATTTGAAGAATTATTTCACATTCAATCTGATTTTATCATCAACGAGTGTTTTGTGGAATTTTGGGCACGAATATTGAATTGTGCCTTATTTACATATGTATTAAAACCAGACATGAATACAAATGATTTCCATACCTTATTTTCATTGAATTTGAACGTAGAACGTTTATTTTCGTTGTTTCAAGCGTGTAAATTATTGGATCAATTTCAACTAACCTATAAAGATATCATAGATCAAAAAACAAAACATATTTGTAAATCGATTTATAAAGAAGACACAAATGCGTTTTCTTATTATGTACTCACTTGTATATTGATGAATTCCTTTCATAAAACATTGGAATGGTTTGATATTCATAACGATCATTTATTTCATTTTAAAAAAACAGAAGCACAAATACAAGAGTTTTGTCATTATATCAAAGATCTTGCGAAAGAACCAAAATTAATTCAATTATTTGAATCTTTAAATGCAGGTAAAATAAAAGATTCAAATCAAATGAAAATGACTATTTTTGAAATTACCATTTAATACGATTTAACTAATTCCGTTTTTACATTTTTCTTCGCTACTATATTGTGGAGAGCATGATACATCCTCTATTTTTAATC